CCTACATGTTCGCTAACCCTATGCCACCAACGTGGCATGCGGATTTCGACAAGTGGGAACGAGAAGCTAACAGGCTTCTCGGCACTCGGATCACTCCAGAAGTTATCTGGAATTTGACTGGTTGGACTTGGCTTTTCGACTGGGTCGCTAACGTTGGAGATGTGATTTCCAATATCAGCAACCTTGGCTCGGATGGCTTGGTGCTCCAATACGGCTACATCATGAGACATATACGTATGGAACTCCGGGTACAGGCCGGCTTTAACGCCGCGCCCTTGTCTGGAGGCATCCCATCATGTACTCTTGTCCTTGAACAAAAAGCACGTAGGAAAGCATCACCTTACGGTTTTGGACTTAACCCGGAAAGCTTCACACCGAAGCAATGGTCCATCCTGGCTGCACTTGGCTTAGCCCGTGCACCAGGAAAACTCCTATAATTTAATATCAATTAAATATAGACAATTTAATATCAACTTAATATAGAATAGGACACAACGCCATGGCTTTCGCCGACCCGCAGACTCTGACCATCAATGCTGTTGCGAACGCTCTCCCTCGCACGTCTTCGGACGTGAACGCGGGACAGTTTACGAAGGATGACGGAACCGTCACTCTTCGTGTTTCGCACCAGTATGGTCGCCGCACCCGTCGACTGATCCGAGTGGATCACAAGAAGGTTGCGGCAGACCCGTTCCTTTCCGGTGTGAACACCCAGTATTCCATGAGCGTTCAGCTCGTGGTGGATGTCCCTCCGGTCGGGTACACGGTGGCAGAACAGAAGCAGATTGTGGATGCCCTTACGGCATACCTCTCTGCCTCGTCCGGAGCTCGAGCCACCCAGCTTCTGGGTGGCGAGAACTAAGGACCTGCGTATACGCGGTTGCACATGGCTATGGATTGGCGCTACCCCCTAAATGAAAGGAGGTGCCATGAAAAGCCTGAATGTGTTCGCAAGTAAGCTGCTGTTTGAATTAGGCAGCTGGTGTCAGGTTCGCACCGATCTCGATCTAAGAACGATCGAGAGACGTATCAAACACGAGGGGTTGTCGTTTCTTACGATTACCCTGGCAGACTTTGGTAAAGGCTTCGAAAAAAGCCTCGACCTTGGTCTTGTCGCGCGCAACCACTTTGCTCCCTGTTGGAAGTTTCGTGGCGGTGTCCCGGTATTTCTATCGGGTTTCCTCGCGCTTGTGTTTGATCGCGAATCTGGTATCCTACTTGAGAATCCGTCCGTGACCGCTATCCGCGCTATCCGCCAGTTCACACTGGCTTTTGCAAAGATAGGAGTTGATTGCTCTGATGAGCGAATACAGAAGGCCAAGGACGCCTACCTCAAGTGTGAGTTGGAAGTTCGTGACAGTGACCGCGATCTCGTCCCTGATTATCTCATGGACTTTGACCGTATGGTTGGCTGCCTCTGGAGTGATCTCCTAACCGACGTTGACCGCAAGGTCTTCGAAGGAGAGATCCTCCCAAAGCACGGACCTGGAGCCACCGCGGATCGTTTGGTTGGTAACCAAAAATACGATCTGTGGGAATGGACTACCAGGCTCGAGGCGGAGTTCATGTTCTTAGAACATGCACGCGCTTCGTGGTCACAATATATGGACTCCGAGCAGGTGAACTTCCGCGAACCCGGGGAGGAGATACCCGTAAGGGTTATCACCGTCCCTAAAACGTTAAAGTCGCCCCGTATCATTGCTATCGAGCCTAGCTATATGCAGTATATGCAACAAGCTCTGCAAGAAGCGATTGCGGAAAGTATTCGGGAGTTTGACATCTCGCGAAACTTTATCTGTTACGATTCCCAAATCCCTAACCAGGAAATGGCTCGTATTGGATCCCTTACGGGGTCCTTGGCAACACTCGACTTGAGTGAAGCCTCAGATCGCGTCTCTAATCAGCATGTACGTGCCCTGCTCGACAGGTGGCCGGTTCTAAACCGTGCCGTCGATGCTTGTAGGTCTCGGAAGGCTGACGTTGATGGCCAAGTCATTAGACTAGCCAAATTCGCGTCTATGGGTTCGGCTCTCTGTTTTCCCATGGAAGCACTAGTGTTTACCACTGTTGTGTTTCTAGGGATTCAGAAGAGTTTAGGATACCAGTTGACGAGGAGTGACGTAAAGTCATTCTTCGGTCGGGTGCGTGTCTACGGGGATGATATTATTGTCCCCGTAGAGCATGCCTTATCGGTTAAGGAGATGCTTGAAGCTTTCGGCTTCAAGGTCAACACCGGCAAGTCTTTCTGGACTGGAAAGTTCAGAGAGTCATGCGGTAAGGACTACTACGCCGGATACGATGTCTCAGTGACACGTGTTCGACGGATGTTCCCTAACAGCCGACGGGATGTTGAAGAATTG